ATCAAAAGCAGACGCCGCAGATGCAGCCGAAGCAGCCGCCGCAGTCTGTGATGCTGCCGCAGCCGATGCAGAAGTCGCCGCATTTGTTGCCGATGTTGCCGCATTTGTTTCTGACGTTGCAGCATTAGTTGCAGATGTTGCCGCCTCCGCAGCTTTTGTTGTTGCTGTTGCGGCATTTGTTGAAGCGTTTTGAATGTCAGTAATATTTGTTGCGTTGGTATTTATAGAAGCAATGTTTGTTGCATTTGTGTTTACGCTTGCAATGTTTGTTGCCACTGTTCCAATATCTGTAGAATCACCAGCTACAGTCGTTACATCACTAGAAATCCCAGCAACCGTTGTGACATTACTTGAAATGCCAGCAACTGTCGTAACATTACTTGATATTCCAGCAACAGTTTGAATAGCATCCGTTGCATCTGTGCCATCTTCAATGTCTGCAAGTGTGGCAATATCAGATGTGATTGCAGCAAGTGCTGTGACATCAGTTTCATCTGGCCCGGCTTCAGGATCTCCGGTCGTAGAATTAAACGCTAGGTATTTACCCTTACGATCATCAAGCAAAGGCATCTCAAGATCTGTAAACACATCTCCGGGATTTACTTTGAAAGAGCGTGTCATCTTTTCGTCTAGCTGTTGCGCCATAATTACCAGGCTATCAAGCTGTTCATTCAAGCTTGAAGCCAGTAGATCACCAGCCGTTACAAAATCTGTTGTTCTTTCGAGATTGCGGCCACCAATGATTGTTAAAACATCAGACGCAATAAGCGCAGTACCGTTGCCGGATCCAGTAAGAGTTATAGATCCAGTACCATTTACATTTGTGGAAACCGTATAATCAGTTGTTAAAGTAAGCAGCGTTGTGTTTTTATACACAGCGATATCGGCATCTGCCAGAATATTAAAAGTAAAGGCAAATGGACCTAAACCGGTGTTGCCGGTGAATTGAACCCTACGGGTTACGGGATTAATTGCGATATCGGCCATTCACACGCTCCGCTTATTTGATCGATCTATAGCAGATCTAAACTTAATTTCCAAACACATTATCGAACTCCGGCCCTTTTGAAGGTAAAGTTTGACCTGGCGACCACCAGTAATCCTGACCATACTCTCTCTGATATTTGCGAATATTACGCCGGATCTTATTGCCAGCATCAGGATCAGCCCACAGTTTTGCTTGGTCAAAGACCATCCGTTCCAAGCCAAGACGCATATACCAAAGCGATGCACCCGGCGTATATCTTTGAGCAAAGTTAATCATTTCACTTGCCACCTTTGTATCTTCACCTTGTATTGCTTCGACAATATTACCAAAAGTAAGCTTTCGAACATCGTTAGCAAACCCCACAACCGGACCAGCAATAGTTTCAGCCAAACCCCGATCAAATCTGTTTAAGTCTGCAAAGAGAAAATCTCCATATATTCCTAAGCCGCCGCCTTGCAAAAACGCAGCGCCCCAAAACTCAGGGTCTTCGACAGATCTAGGATCACGACCTTTAGACATTTCTTTTAGCTGAAGAGCTAATGCACCCATGAGTGTCGTGCTAATAAGTAGATCAGCAAAGTATCGACCCTTACCTTTAACACCGGGCGTACCAGCACCGCGCATGATGTGGGTGTTTACCAGCGTAACGCCAAAGTTTTTGTACATGGCAAATGATCGTACCATCTCACCGGCAAGTGTGCCTGGAGGAATATCACCAGTAAGTGCAGCGCGGCCGCGGATTGATGTTGATGGGACTGCAAAATTTGTTTCAGTCTCAACCATCCGCATTATATCGGTTGCTAATTCTCTAGCCAATCTAGGATCAATGTCATCACGAAACTCTATATCCTCAGCCCGTAAAAACTTTGCGCCCTTGTAATCGTATAGCTCGGTGGTCCTGATGATGTCCCAGCGATCACTATTGATATTATAACGCTCCATAGCCTTGCGGAACATTGGGTCTAATTCATCAAAAGATTTGCCTACGTTATCAGCTAGACTTCCCAGAAACTCCATGCCAAACGCCCAGCGCCCAGCTTGTGTCATTGGCGATAGAAGCGATGCTCTCATTACAAAATCAGCGATCCGCCGCGTCACCTCTGGCCCAGAGATATCCCCGGTATAGCGCATCTGTGCCGCCGCCAGGGTAGACCAACCCTCCGCCGTTAGCCCCAGGCGAATTGCAAGCTTACCCTTTTCCTCAGCACCTAAAGGCTGCAATAACTTTACATACTGCATAAGCGTCTTTGTTTGCGGCAAGCCATTCATGCGCCTTGCAATGCGGTTAAAGTTTACATCTGTAATTGCAGATATGGCCGCAGCACCAAGCTGTGCAGATTGCAAGATCTGTCTAGTTCCCGCAAATGTCGTTGCCCAAAATCTATTAACCGGAGTGTTATGTGTGCCTTGAAGAATATTATATAATTCATCGACTTTTCTGCTTGCGGATCTTGCCGCGCTTTCTGCCTTATCTTCACCAGCCGCAGATTTCTGCAAAGTCTGTTTGATAAAGTTTTTAGTCGCCATCGGGTTTGGCCCCAGGCGCTCCATGAATGCGATGTCCCTGGACATATTGCTGATATGCCCCATCATCACATCGAAGGGATTATCATTGCCAAACTTTTGCTGATACTCCATCCAAGAATCTGCGTTTTTAAACACCAAGAAACGATGGTCTGCATTTCTATTTGCCAAAGACTTGCCGCCAGTTGGCCGACCACTTGGCTTAATCTTACTCATGCCATCGGTGCGGATTGTTTCGTAAACATCTCTCAGAGCAAGTTCAAGCTTTTGCGGAGAAAAATGTAACCCGGTTTCCATGTCTTTCATTTTGTCCAGATCAAGACGCGCTGAAATAAAGTCACGCCATTCTTCGAAGCTTGCCTCGCGTACTTTTATGGTACTGTGTTGCTGGGGTAATCCCCAATCAGAACGCTTTGGGATAGCGCCCCCCGCCGCATTGAAACGCTTGCGCAAATATTCAGACGCTTCTTTCCATGCCAATGATAATTCTCTTGCAGAAGCATCGCCAGTGCTTTCACCAAAAACTTCCTTTATCATATTTCCAAGTTGCGCTTTGTTTCGCACTCGCCCAACCAGATCCCGGCGGAATGTTGCCAAGAACTTGTCCATCTTCCGAGTTGCGCTGCGCTCAATGGTTGCCTGTAGCTGTACAATGCTTGAATACTTAGACGTTGCGTCTTGTTCAAAAAAGGCCAAGGCCGCTTTGTTCATATCCTGTTGCCCGGTAATGGTGCGATAATTCTCCATATCCAGTTTAATCTTTTTCCACGTCTGTGCTTGCAACATTCTTTGACGCTTACGTTCAATTGATTTTTTGCGCACCGCCGCCGCTGCATCGATCCCAGCTTTTGTTTGCGCTGGGCCTGGGCCTAGTTGTTGGTTGTATTGCTCAACCAATTCATCGAACAAATTACCATATTCATCCGCTTGTGCTTGTGTAATCTCACCAGCCCTTACACCATCCTCAACACACTGTCTAAACGTACTCATAAACCACATACCCCCAAACGGTTAATCAGTGCATCCTCTGCATCGATATCAGCCTTAATATCACGCAATGTTTTTGTTTCTGCCAAAAGCTCGCCAGTTTCTTCATCAAATCTAGTTGTCAGCGGTATCTCTAAATCAAAATCATCAGGCTTGATATCTATTGTAATATCGCTTATATCTTCAGTAGGAGGTTCGCCAATGTCTGACACTTTTCTAGTTTCTTGGGATGGGCGTCCCGCTATATCTTTTTCAGCCTCTAAAGCTCTAGCCATACTAACACCAGGCGGCCCTTGGACAGCCGTAGATGGTCTGGATGTTCGTAATTCTGGCCGGGTGATTGCGGATGAAGCTGCTTTTATGTCTGCATTTGAAAGCACTTTTGGATCTTTTTCCATACCGACAAGCTTTGAAAATGACGGATCTTCTTCCGATAATGCCTGAGTATAAAGCTCTCGTTGCTGTGCTTCTAATGCGTCAATTTCTTCTGGATCTTTAGACATACGCTGTTTTTCATACAGCTTATGACCTTTTGCATTCTTAGCTTCAATCAGCTTAGGCGACCAGATCTGTATCTCTGAAATAATTCCATTAGGAGTACGGACTAAAATTTTACGATCAAAGTATCCCGCTGGAGTAACAGCCCATCCTTCATCTAATATTTCTGCATTCTGCGCTAGGCGTTCTGTAATCGCATCAGCATCCGAAGCTTTATTAATAACAAAACCAGCCCGAGAAATATCTGTCATTTCCCTGGCAGATGCATAACTCTTGCGCTGCATCTTTTCTTTTGCAGTTTCAATTTTTTTCAAGCCAGGGTTTTTAAAATTAATACCCAAATCTCTTGCAAGACCACGGCCAATCGCATCAATAAAGTCTTGTGACGCTTGTGCAATTTTAAAAATATCATCAACAGTTTCTACCGGTTGACGATCTTTCAAGGATCTTTCGATAGCTTTTACATCTTCTTTAACAGGTACTTCCTCAAGTGCGCGAAAAGTATCAAGAACCATCTGATTAACCTGGGCCTCTACCGCTGGGCCGGTGGGTTCATCAAATCCCTCTAGGGTTGGCTCTTCTTCGATCGCAGCCTCGCGGCTTTGCGGCGCAACATCGACAGCGCGTCCAACATCGCCAGTTGACGCCCCATCAAAATCGCCTCGTTCAATTCCTCGTCTGACAGCATCGGCGAAGTTTCGGGCTGCTTCTGCATAGTTTCCTGTTTCTCTAGCTGTTCTTGCTGCCGCTGAGAGGTCATCGCTGAGGACGCCTTTTCGGTTTGCAAGCGCTTGGAGGAGCGTGATCGCTTGGGCATCTTGGTCGGCCCTCCTTTGGTTTTGCTCTTTGGCAAGCTTATTGCCTTCTGCTTCAATACGTTCAGCGTTTTTACTTAGGCTTTCAAACGCCGCCTTATCACCACGCAAAAGCTTAGTTGTTCTATCAAGAACCCGTGCGCGTTCTGTAAACAAACTATCTGTGATAATCTCTTCGCCAAACAAAGACACTTGCGTTTCTTGCACAGTGTCCATTTCCCGCACCTGACGAACTATTGCCTCTGCTTGGAAAAGGTTTGCCGGATCTGACTTTGCCAAAACCCCGATAGCAGCATCTTGCAAATCAGGATCATCAATCAACCGACCAACTATCGCACCATAGTTTGCTGGGATAACCTCATTTACAACAGCACCAAATGCTTTGTTATTTAGATTGACCAGATCTCTAGCCTGTCTTACCAAAACAGATTGAGGCGGTAACTCTGCAATGCGCCCAGGCTCCACACGAAGCACTTTAGCGGCATCAATTGCTGTGCCAGTGCCTTGTGCGATATTTGTCATTGCCGCTATTACACGGGCCTTCTCTGCGCTTACACCGTCTGTTTCACGCAATTTATAACCAATGATTTCTATTTTCTCATCGGGCTTCTGTGCTTGGATACGCCGGGCTAAACCAACACGCTGATGGCCATCGGCCACAAATATCTTACTATCAACATCTTCCCAGAAGATAACAGTCCCAGCTTTAATAGGATCCCACTCAGTTACACCTTGCAACCGCTCAGTGACACCATACTCATCGCCGCCTTCTTTAAACTGAAAGCGTTTAGCATCAACATTCACATCTCTTGGATTTACAGAAAACATAACGCCATTAAGATTATCGGTAGCGGCTTCAATCATCTCAGGCGTTGGCTGAATAGTAGCCTCATTTGGTATCATAGGCGCAGTATTATTTTCAACCGCCGCTTCTGCGCTTACTGTTCTGGAAGTATGTTCTGCCTGTGCCGGGGGCAAATTTGCATCTGTAAATGGATTATCAGCTTCTAACTCTTCTCTTGCTTCTGCCGCATCTGCTAAAGCTTGACTGTCTTTATTTGCCTTGCCGGAGTTACTAATTACATTCCAGCCACTTTTTGCGGCATCCGCTGATACTCGAATACCCACGCCAAATGCTGCACTGCCAACCGTATTATATGCGACATTGCGAAGAAAATCTTGATATGTATAATCATATCCTAATTCTTCATACCAATCTGCAACACCGGCCTCTGCTATTGCGCCAGTACCCGCACCAATCGCAGCTTCGGTAAATGCCAATCTCCATAAATTTTTTGCACTTGAACCCATAAGACCAAACGCATTAACCGGATCATCAATTAGACCACTAACACCACCAGTAAATTGACCAAGTGTTCCGCTAAACGTAAAGTTTCTTGCACCAACTTCTTCAGCATATTTTCTTGCAGCTTGCGCACGTTCCTTTGCAATATCTTCTAAGCTTTGAACCGTAATTCCTTTTAAATGATCCGGTAAGCTTTCCTGATTTTCGTTCATAAAATTCAGGAGAGTATTTACAGCAAAGTTATATCTGTCCTGTGGACCACCGGCTGAACTATAAACACCTAATCCGATCCCCAAGAAGTCTGCCGGGTTTTCAAAATCACGACCACCAAATCCTTGGTTGGGAAATGTCTCGCGCATCTCTTCAACGATAGGTGTCCACAAATCTTTAAGAATAAGCTCTTTGCTTTGAGATTGATCGTTAAGACGCATATTATCTTGTGCAGCAAAAAAGTTTTCTGCAAAGTCAGATACCGGCTCAGAAATACCAACCATGCCAGGAAAATCATATACATCTGATCGATCAAACTGTATCATTGTGTTTTCAGCCAATCATCATAAGACATAAAGAATGTTGGGTTTTTCTCTATTTCCTTACTTATCATAGCATCATATGCTTTAATATTTTTTCTATCTCTAACCCCTCTAGTTGATGCTAGCATTTTTTTAATGTTTTTAAGCGCGATTTCTTTTCTAGGGCTTTCAGAAATGCCTGAGATTGTTCTTTTCAATTCACGGGTTTCTTTAGACCCAGGCACAAATTCAAGCTCTTCTGGAAGATCCTCTAGGATTTGACCAGGAGGCGCTGGGGCTGCTGCCGGAGATATTTCAGTGATCTGTTCTAAGCCTGTTTTTCTAAGTTTTCTTTTGAAAGAAAGTTCTTCACTTATTATACCAAAAATCCTTTCAGTTGATTTAGTTTCCGTTGTCATTGCACCAACATCTGGCAGCATTAAACCAAAAGATTTTTGTAATTGTGTAATATCAATAATAACTGGCCGACCATCTGCATCCGAAACAAATGCCTCACCCTTATCGCCATATTCTATTGAGTATTTATTGCCGCCAACATTACGGAAATTGTAATTATCATTTTCTTTAATTTGTTCAGCTAAGTCGCCACTAATTTGTTGACCCGTTGCCAATTGAATAACATCAACATTTATTTCATTTAAAAATGTTTCTAAATCATTAGCAGTCATTTCCGGCATTACAAAGGTTTGTATGCCGCGAACCTCTTGAATACCGCCATATACTTTACCATTGCGCGTAGTTTGACCCGCCGCCATTTGATAGGCTTGCTCATAAAGTTCATCACTCCATGCAAAAACACCCTTACTTGCAGCCATTTCTGTATAAATTGCTTTAGCAACATCTTTGATTGCCGCATGATGTTTTGGCGTTGTAATTGCTCTGCCAAATCGATTATGAACCAATTCTATATTTGTTGGAGTAAAATCAATAGGCTTTTCACCCGCCTTAATTCGGTCCATACCCTGCACGGCAAGCAATGCTGTTTCTGTATTTCCAGCATTTACCAATGCACCAACCAATGCCATTTCAGGATTATATTCTGCAATATCTTCTAAGACCTGACCCGCTGCCGCATCGAACGATGATAAAGCACCAAGGATGTCTAATTTAGCAGCACCCTCTGCTTGATTTAATAACAACCCAATCCGCCGGGCTTCATCAGCAAATAAAAATTTAGGCGTTTGCAATCCATACTGAGCAGCAACTTGCATAGCTTGCTTTTGTCTTTTTTGTAAAGCATTTTGATTAACTTGTATTTTATTATCTTCATCAACCGATAATATGGATTGTCTTTGAATTATGCCCTGACGATCAGCATATCCCATAGGATCTTGGCTAATTTGTGTTTTCATGTTTGTCAAAAATTTCTGAGCGCGATCTAATCGATCAACCTCAAGTGTTGTATCAATGCCCTCTTTACCAGCGCCTTTAATACCATTTTGCAAACTTAGAACATTTTCTTCCATGTCTGATAAAGAAGTTCCGCGCATAGAAGCATAAAAGCCTTCTAATTCTGATAAATCGTTGACCGCTTTAACTGCCGGTGATCCAATTGTTCCATCTTGCTCTGAAACATCTACCGCTGCGCTGCGTAAAGTTTCCAAGTCCTCAGCAGATATACGACCACCGCTTTCTAAAATATCTTCTAATTCATCAACTTTATTTACTAAAAAGTCAGCTTCGGCTTTTACTGCCGCCACACTTCGATTATATTCTGGACGCAACAATCCATTTACAAATCGAATACTATCTTCAAAATCCATACCTGGTAAACTCTCTTTACCAGATAGAATGGCTTCAATTTGTTCTTTTTGTTCTGTTATTGGTTTTTGATAAAAATCAAATACCGTTTTTTCCTTAATAGCTTTTTCACGAACACCTTTAGCCCATGCCGTAATATTCTCTGCTTTTACACCAAGATCCTCTAAATTCGTAGAAGCTTTTTCAATATCTGATTCTATTGCTTCTATAGTGTAGCCAGCAACAGTTGCATTGCCGATAATAATCTCAGCTTCATTGGCCGATACACGATTTTGTTTTTCTTTGCGCAATCCAGCCTGGTAAGTAGTGTACCATTTAGAATAACGCATTTCCGCCTTACCAGTTGTTTCGGTAAGTCTGGCGCGAAGCAATCCAGCTGATACGGGATCAATGTCAGACAAAGATGCGGCAAAGCCATCTGTTATATCTTTCAGTTGCGTTTGCACTGTAGAAAACGATGTTTTATTATTTTGCCCTTGTGTCAGTATTTTGGTAATTTCTAAATCAGCTTCACTTTGCAATTCAGCAACAGCAATACGATTAGCTGCTTCATATGCTGTCTTTTCTTCAATGCCTCTAGGACCACCCTGCATACGCAGTTCTTCCAAAATAGGTTGCGCACCCTCTGTGCGAACACGCTCAAGACCGCGTTGCTGCGCTTCTTCTCCGGCACGCTCATATAGAAACTTAGACATCTGATCGAATGTTTGAGACATCGCCATCCCAACATTCGCTTCTTCTCTAAATCCAGCAAAATCTATGCTTCGAGGTTGTCGCGCTGTAACACCAAGTCTTTGATATCTAGGAAGTCTTGCCATTTATAAGCTCCCCATGCGGAATAAGCCTGTGGTAATCGTTCCGAATGCTTGCATATTTGCAGCACGACGAGCGTTATCACCAGCTAATCTATATTGATATGCTTGTGTTGCGGCCTGACCCTCTGCCAAAATAGCATTGTCAGCTGCAATATTTTTCTCACGCAAACCTTCACTCATTGCATATACTTGCATCACAGCAGCAGATCCGCTTGTTGGGTCAACACCTCCGGCTCCGGCCCTAGCAATAATTGCAGCCAGGTTTTCATTTAAGTTTCTAAGAACGTCAGCGCCTTGTTGTCTATATGCTAATGCTTCAGACCGGCCCCGCATTTCTTCTTGCGCAGCTTTTGCATCATATTCTTGTTCTCTAGCGCGACCGGCTTGCATCTGTCCCATTGCACTCATTGCCGTAGACGCAACCATCAAACCCGTTGACATCCCGCCGCCCATTGCTGCCCCTGCTAATGCTGCCATATCAAGACCCCACGCTTAATTTATATTCCAAGCCCAAGACTGTCATCGAGAGCGGAACGGTTTGACCAATTGTGATTTGCCCGGTTGCACTATAACCAAGTATCCCGTGCGCTGTTTTTACACCGGTAAATGGTTGGACCGCAGTATCCAGAACACTTTCACCAAAGTTTCTAAACGAAATTTGTTTGCCATTGATTGTCAGATCTTTTGTTTCAGAAACAATTGCATCAACCTGCACAATTCGTTTCTTTACGCCTTGAACACTACCAGAAGCAAGCACCGGTTCAGTTGGCATTGTTTTTGCCTGGACCGTATAATTCAAACCAACCTGATAGCTTGAAGTTGCCGCAGTTTCAAATGTTATAGTATATGGAGACGCTCCGACCGTCTGAGAAGGCTCCACAACACCATCTCGCACAATCTCGACCTCTTTACCCTCAAGGTGCGACATAGCCACTGACGATGCCGCTGTGCCGCTCTTAGCACTATCCAGCGTCAAAGAATTATCAAATTTCTCAAGATAGTACACAGTCGCAGAATTTACTGTACGCTTTACAATAGCGTACACATCCGCAATCTCTACAGCTATAGCTAAAAATTCACCGTCCGTTGTGAACTTACTAGGCGCAATTACGTTCTGACCGACCAATATAGAATACACTGATATTGATCCATCATCACCATTTACAACAAATAATCGATCTGCTTCATCAGTTGACGTTGATCGACGTGCCGCTAGGTCAACAGGATTTTTAATTAAGTGAGATGATAAAACAGAGATCTGTTGGATCTGATATGATGAAGTTGTATTTCCAAATTGAAACGCATTAAGGGATTTACCTTGGCGTTGCACAAATACTGACGCGCCATTTAAATCTTCAATAGGAACACCGGGTTTTGATCCAAGTCGAGTTTGTGGGCGTATTAAGAAATTATTAGGGGTTATTGGTGTATCTTCTGATTGAACAACAACGAACTCACCTCCGGTTGAGAAGATCCGCATATCTGCACCAGATATAACATTCACAATACTATTTAATTGATTTGTGTTGATCGTTGCTTCAACGCTTTCATCATCCAATCCAGTACCAGGATCAAAGTTGAAATAATCAATTACACGGGATCCCCATATTGTATTGGGTCTGGATTTTGATCCACCAAAATATAAACGACCTTCATGGAAAGTTGCAGATCGAGGCCATCCTCTAGTGCTAGACCAAACATCTTCATAACCATGTTCACTTTCCCAATTACCAGCAACAACCGCGCTAGTATCAAAGAAAGGAACTTCCACATATGCTTTCATTTGTGTGGCGCTTACATATTCAACATATCGCGCCCGGCCAAATGTACTTGTAACCTGAAGATATTCACCAACGGCTGCGGGAGCATATGCTTCAACTTTATATCCAGTAGTGTTATTGGGCTGAGTATCCCATGCTGGATAAACTGTAAGAACCTTTGTAGATGCAACATAATCTTCAACGTGTCGAGTTTGGCCAGAGCCAGCGCCAGATGTTAAAGTAATGAACATTCCATTTGGATCATCATCAGATGTAAAGCTACTAGCCGCTTTTAAAGTAATTGTATCGCTGCCACCGGCTTGAGCCGTACCAGTATCAGTTGTTACACTAGATGCTGTAACAGTAATATTTCCAGATGTTGCGCTGGGCGTAATATCAAAATTAGGACTATGCGTATCAAAAGCATAGGCATACTTTGGAAGATTAGTGATGGGCAAATTCTCAAGTGTCCAAGACGTATCTGTATTTCTTACAAGTCTTTTAGTTTGCAAATCTTCATGGCAAAGAATTAAAGTATCTACCGCTTGAGTATATTGCAATTCGTCCAGCATAGCAGCCGTGATAGCCGATGCTGTAATATAATCATTACCGGAACCATTTATATTTGTTTGAAGCGTCCCATCTTTAAAAACATAAATACGTCCAGAAACAATTACCAATATATAACTATCATTCACACTGAACTCAAAAGGTATAAGTTTAAAGTCTGTGAATGAAGATCCAAAGTTATGGATAAACTTTAGTCCATCTCTGCGCTTAATTCCGCCTTGTGGTTGCACAAGTACATTTGTCGCTTCCTCAAGCGCGTTCTGATATTGCTGAAGATCTGTTCTAGCCCTGAGTAAAGGATCCAACTCTCCGACAGAAAAGTTAGTTTGGAACTGCGTAATTCTCATCAGTACCTCGCCTGTATAAGCGCGTAATCCTCTATTACCTGACTTGATTGGCCACGACCGTCAATATTCATTGCCTTGCGCATTTCACCACCTCGACCGTTTTCAGCCGGGGATCCAAATGCTAAAGCATGAAAAAAATCTGCCTTCGCCGCTTGGTCTGTAATAACTATTGCAAGCTCTGCCGCCAAAGCCAAACGAAGCAATCTCACAAAGTATGATGGCATTTTACTTTCAGAAACAGTTGCCTGATAATCAATGTATAATGTTTCAAGGTTGGTATATATTTGATCTCCATAAATCTCCCATCCATATCGCAATGGACGCTCTGTCGTACCACTTGTTTCAAAAACCGCTAAAACACCGGAAAGCATATCGCCGGGAAGTTGATACGCATATTTCCACTCATTTACAGGATTTGTTGATAACCTTGCCAACTGCAACTTTTTTAAAGTCCAGGACCATTGATAAGTGCTAAGAATTGTATCTCTGAGATCAGGATAAAGTCGATCACATGCTTGGGCGCTATCCGTTCCCTCTGTAAACGACGAAAGAGGCGCAGCCCCTAAGAGAATTAAAGCATCCGAACAAATAGATAGATCCGTATCTCCAGCAGCCATGATAATCCTCCAATGTGATTAAAGGGGCCAGTTACCCAGCCCCTCATTATTTTAGTCACCGTCCGTTGCGGCCAGTGTCGTACCGTCTGCAACGTCAACAACACCGCCAGTATTGGACAGAACTTGCGTAAGTGTGCTTACGCGAGTGCCGC